CAGGAGATGTTATAGCATTTATCTCAGTCTGTGTAAGACTAAGTAAAATTAAAGTATCATTTGCTTCCATTATATTATTAATCTAAATAGTCCATCGGCAACATTACCATTTCTACTTGCTTCTATAGTATTAATTCCTGTTCTTTCTATTCTCCAACCTATAGTTCTCCCATCAGAGAGCCTAAAAACTTCAGGCTTAATATCCAATGTTCCTAGACTATGTGTTACAGTAAAAGTTGTTCTACCTCCTGCAAAAGCTCTTGCAACAGTAGATTCAGCACTATCAAGGTCTACATTGAAAGATAGTACCCCAAACCCAACAGCAGTATAATTAGGATGTAATGTAACTGTCTTAACCGCAGTTTGAGTATCTACTGCTAAAATATCTTCGCCTGTAATATCATCCCTAAGCCTCCAAGAGTTTATTACATTTGTTAAAGTCTTCCATAGAAAGCCGCCTCCTTGACTATCAATCTCTGGATTGGTAGTTACTACAAAGTTCAACTCATCATCAAAAGTTACAGCATCTCCAGCTAAATAATGCCCTTCTGTTTTATTTACTTTTCTTTGTGCCATTATATATCATTTATTGTTTGTGGTTGCCACTCTGGAGTAGCCAATAGTTCTGTTATCCCCTCGTAGGTAAACTCAGAAACACCTGTCAGGCAGCTATGGTTAGCTGTGTCCCCCTCTGGTAGCTTGCACACTAACTTAGTATTGTCTAAATTAGGGTGTACATATAGGTTTCCAAATACCACTTCTTCTATCTCTGTAAGAAGAGGGTTTGTTGTGCTTGGTGTAAAATATCTACTAATATGTGCCATGTTATGTTTTTAAGTTGGGCAATCATCTACTCTATCTCCTAGCTGTAAACCCGAAGATGTAAATATAGAGTTGCCTGCTAGGTCAGGAAAATCCCAAGTTACACCATTGAATGTAGCACTTGCTATATCTGGAGCAGCTACTAAATTAGCTCCTTGTGTCCACGTTGTACCTATTAATCCAAAATTGTATTCTGTCACTACATCTGCTGGTGTAAGTTCAATATCCCAAGTTCTCATTTGACCATGATTACCTACTGCAAAACCTGTTGGAGGTTGTGCGCCAATAGTAAAGTTTTGAGCTGTCAATAATGACCCTGCAAAATTGTTTTGCTGTGTAGATAAAGATTGTTGAACCCCATTATAATAAATGTTTACCCCACTAGCATCTGCATTACCATTATATGTTATTGCGTAATGATTCCATCCTGCACCTAAAGAGGTAGCCGTTGTTCTTACGTAGATATATGTGGATGGACTGCCTATTAATTGGACTAACAATTGACCCCCTGTATCCCTTAAAAATCTATATCCTGACCCTCCTCCTATTTTAGAAGCCAATGCTCTAAACACCCCAAAAAAGTCTTTATGCCAAAAAGTAAATGTAAAAGGGTCACCTATATTAAAGTCAAACACAGTACTTCCACTAGCCTCTATAAGTGTAGTAGCCCCATCCATCTGCATACTACGGCAGGGTACTGTCCTTAGTAAATTTAACTCCCGTAGATGTACAAGTTCTCTAATTATCATTACACATATATTATTTCACTAAAGATAGTTTCTGCTTTCCATTCAATTTCTTTACCAGTTTCTCCAGTTACTTTAATATCTAATGTTGAAGCCCCAGCTACGATAGCTACAGATACTCCTGTCATTGCAGCATCTTCTGCTATGTATTCATCAATAACAGTATCAACTAATGCTGGTGTTCCTGCTATGTTTTTAATAGCTCCTCTAAATTCATGTACCCAAATATCTCCAATTGTACCAGCACTTGGTGCTAAAGATTGAATAGCAGTAACTCTAGTAACAAAAGATTGTACAGATTGTACTGCAATGGCTTGTGACCCACCTAATGTAAGTTGTACATTATTAGTAGTTTGTCCTGTTTGAACTACTGCTCCTCCAGTTATATCTGATAAGTAAGCAATTGTACCCGAAGCATCTTGTAACGTAGCAGTTCTATCTGCTGTTGCTGTAGAAGGTACAATTAAAGTATCAAATAAAACTCCAGATTCTTGGAAAGACATTTGATTTGTATAAGCAGTGTTAGCAGTTTTAGCAGAAATACCAACTCCCCCAACAATCACAGTATGTTCAATTGTACTTGCAAATGATGATTTTGTTAGATTAGAACCACTATTTAAAAACAGCGCAGATCTTGTAGCATTAGTGTTTCTAATCACAGCAGCATTACCTAATACTGAAATAATTGAAGCTTGGGCTGCTACCATTTCGCCATCAAAAAATGAAATATATGCGGTATTATATCCAACTTGAACTTGCGGTGTTCCCACCTCGGTTGAGTAAAAGTGTCCACCTGCAAACGCTCCACTGTCTGTACTTAAAAGCAATGTGGAATCGCCACCATAATTTAAGTCTAATTGACTACCTCCAGAGGAAGAGTCTAATGTATCTCCAGCAGTCATAACAATATCAGTACCACCAGTAATATTACCTATTACTAATGTTTCAGCTAGATCTTCTCTACTTTCATTTTGAAACCCTTTTTTTAATAAAGGATTAAATACTAATTTCTTTGCCATTATGATAAGGTTGAACTAGTTACATAAAAATCTCCTGCTACACCAGCATATAAAAATGTATCCGTAACAGATAAAGCTAATGCAGCTGAGCTATATACAATAGTACTTATACGTCTATCAACAGGATCTGCTGGATCAAGGTAAGTATAAGTTGCTACTAGATCATTTGCCTCAGTTTGCATTTTATGTAAGTCACTTTTAGCACCACCTAGTAATGTTTCTATATCAGCTATATTAGTATTTATAGTTGTAAGTAATGCAGTTTGTGCTTGTTGTTCGACAAGAGTAGCATCCCCAGCGCCGCCTCCTCCAGCCATTATTGCAATTAATTCAGCAATGCCTGTTCTGACACGTCGTAACTCATGAATAGTTGTTTTTTGATTATCTTGACTATTAAACCTTGAAGTCCCAACGTTTGTATTTCTTACACCCATTCTATTTATATTTTTAAGTTTTAAAGAAGAAGGATATTTAAATCCTTCTTTATTTTAATTTATTTCTCTTATAGTACGAAAGCAAGTGCTCCAGTAGCTAATTGATATATATCTCCAGTTTGTTTGCCAGCAGCTACAGCAGCAGCGTCATTAGCATACACATCGAGTAATTGACTATATGCTTGTAAGTAAGCAATTGCAAATTTGCCCACATCTACTCCTTTATCATTTTTAATAAGAGCAGTAGCAGCTTGTTTAGTTACCTTAATTTTTTGGCTTACAATTAATTTTGGTAATTCGTGTTGACTCATTTTTATTTTATTTTATTTATTATTAATTACAATTTCTACAAGTTAAGTTACGTCTTCTATTTAAAGAAGCAATGTAAGCATCAATTTTTTGAATCAAATCTACGGGAATCTTAACATCGCAATCATTTACAGTTTCAAGAGATTCCTTTACAAAGACATAGCCTTGTAATTTTAACATCTCTAATAGTAATTCCTCTATATCACAATCCATTCCCCACATTACTTTTGCTGAGTACAATATAGAATATTCAGCTAATTTACATTTAAGTTGATCCATAACAATAATTTAATATTTTATTTAACTATTACACCCACATCCGTTTCTTTTTGATATGATAGTATTTTGATATATAGTACAATCACATTCATTTAAGAGTGTTTCTAAGTAAGCAAATAAATCGCATATATTTGCACATGGTATATCAGTGCATTGATTAAATTGAGTTAAAGCATCATATAGTATTTGAACCAATGGAGTACACCCATTAGCTAGTGCTTTAATTATTAAGCAATAAGTTTCACAATCTACAAAAGTACAACCTGTTATACTTGAATTACTTATACCACTATCATTTAATGTTATTTGATATATTCCATCCCAAAAGACAGTTGTAGTACTAGTTATTGCACTTGGTGTAATTTCTATTACTGTATTGTTTACATTTTCTACTATGGTTATTCCAGTTGGTAAAGGAGGATAAGTTGTAGTTACTGTACTAATAGTATAAGTTACTATTCCTCCATAAGAAGGAGTTATTGTATAATCTAATGTATATACAAAACCATCAATAGTAGTTATAATAATTTTATTAGTTTCTACTATAACTGGAAATCCTGATGGCAATACAGCAGGAACTAAAGTTTCTATACCTCCTAATACTATAGGATTAGTAATTCCTACTAGAGTTGTTAATGTAGGATCACTATTATTTCCTGCAGTATATTGAACTGAAGTTATACAATCCGGTGCAATGTTAAGGCCATTAAGTTGTAAACTAAATAAGTATATAAGATAATCATTACCTCCTACACTTACAACAGTAGTAGTAGCTAATTCTGAACCAGGTACAATTGCTAATGAAAAATCATATTGCGGTGCTAATTTTAAATCTAAAGAATTGTTACAACAATTTTGTTCTAACTGTAATCCTAAGTATTTCATTTCTGAGTTATCTACACCAGCTCTACCTATTAGTTTTTCTACTAAATCAGTAGATTCTGAGCTAACTGTCAATAAAGTACAATCAACATTAGATGTTACTATAACATCAACAGGAGTTTCTATAACTGCTTCAAATGTAGCCTCAGTATATAAGTCATTAAGTATAAATCCATTTATTAAATCTGTCATACTTAATAAAGCACTAATAGTGCCAGTAGTTGCATATTGGGTTTCAAAAGCTGCACCAGTAGGATTAGAATCATCAAATACGGCGTTATTAGTAAAATCTATATCATATGTACTAAAAAAAGGACTAGCTCCATATAAGGCTACTCCTAGTGCTGTTACTTGCTTTTCTACGGGATTTAATACAACTATGCCATTAGGTAATACAAATGTATCTAACTCTAAATTTATCAAGTTAATATTGCCTGCGCCATCATTAACAACTAACATAGATGTTCTAGCAGTTCTACCTAATGAATCAGTAGTACTTAGTTCTATTCTAGCAGTTTGTATTATGTCTTGTATTCCGACTGTAAATTCCATTTCAGTAGTAGAACCACCAAAAAGAATAACAGGAACTCCTGTTAAATTAGTTACAGACCATACGCTGGATACTATAGTTATTCCTTCAGATAATGAACTATCATTTTTAAATGAAAAGTTATTTATAACAGGAGCTACAACTCCAGAATTAATATATCCCGTAAAAGTTATTTTTGGTATTAACATAGTTTAAAGTTTAATGTTATTATGTTATTATGACTCTTCCTGGAAATCCTCCTGCTCCTTCTTGTAATTCTACATCCCCATTAAGTTGTATTCGTATTTCTACTAATGTTGTAAGTCCTACTCCTGTAGGAATTTCTACTACTCCACCAACTATTCCATTAATAACTTGTACTACTGGATCTAATCCTTTTCCATGAGTAGCTGCTGTAATTATTATTCTATTAGGCGTAACTGCTCCCCAGTCAGCTAATATAAATGATTGTACATATTTTAAAGGTTTCCATTCAGTTTCTCCATCAATCTTATTAATAAGAGTTAGTACATCTCCATTACCATCTGTAGTTCTATCTTGTAATGTAGGTGCACCTGAAGCTACATCAGGAGTAGTTATAAATATTGCATTATCAAATAATAAATTTACTCCACCATTTCCACCAATAGAGCTAATAGAATCACTAATAAAGATAGTAGTATCTGGATCTGTACTACTTACAAATCTTAAACTAGAAATTGCATCAGTAGTTACACTAGTATTAACTAATAGTGGTCCTCCTAATCGTACGTTAGTTCCTGGGACAGGCGGTATATTTAAACCATTATCTGCAGTTATTACTGTACCCCCAGTGAAAGCATTTGCTCTCCAATATAAGTTACCTCCACCATCTGAAGTTAACACTTCTAAATTAGCACCATCAACAGGTGGTAATCTATATATTTTAGTAGCTGTTTCATCTTGCAACTCCATTCCTCCAATCTTATCAAAAACATAAAATTTTCCTGCAAGAGGAACTACAGAACTAGAAGATATAGTAACATTTCCTCGTTCTATTTGAATGCTATTAGTATCTGTTACTCCGGGAGGAGTATTTATGTGAGTAAATAACAATTTAGTCTTATCTAAATAAACACTAGATTCATCGAATCCTCCAATTCCAGTTAATGTTTTAGTGGTAGCATTAAAAGTATGATCTCCTAGTACTTGATTAGCAGCACCAAACCATGCGTATTCACCTGTACCAAGTGCATCTTCAACTCCACCAGCAGTGTAAGTATCAGCAAATCCGTAGAAACTTAAAGGTATACCTGTTCCAGAATATAGAAATGTATTTTGTCCTGCTCCAAGATTTAAATCTTGTTGATAGTTACCTAAAATTGTTAATGCATTAAATGGAAAAGGAGTAGGAGTACCAATACCAATAGGTTTAGTATCATTATAAACTTCAGTAGGAGTTTCTACCCAATCTGTATCTGCTATTAATCCAATTAAAGTTGAAACATCAGCCCAATCAGTATGATAGTCTCTGTTAGAACATTTAATAAGTACATCGTTAGTTATTCCTCCTCTGGGCAAAAGCCCGATTTCATAAAAGTCATGTTCACGTATAGCAGAAGTTTGACCAGATACTAAAACAGTTCTACTTATAAAGGTTCTTTCTCTTTTGTTACAAGGCATTATTTAATAATTTAAAAAACAGATGATGGTACAAAACCACCATCTGCTTATATGTAAATTTAATTTTTTACTATTAAGTAATTAATCTTAAACAGCAATTACAGTATGTGGATAAATTGTAGTTGCCATAAACGCATTTATAACACCTTCAACAAATGTTTTTTGTGGATTAACACCACCTGTAAATCCTACAAATCCTGCGGTTTCAAAATTCTGCACTGCAATAATAGTTTTTTGCGGAGAGAATGATGGCATACCACTTGAAGCTACTCGATTGGCACATGATTCAACAATGTACATATCATAAATGGAACCAGCTACGATTTCATTTGGAAATTCAACATGCATTTGTTGCCAAGCTTTACCACCAGGGTATTGACGATGTCCATGAGTATCTCTATAATATTGTAAGACTTCTTCTGCATAACCAGAACCTTCAGAAGGACCAGTTAACATTTCAGAAGCAGCAGTAGCACCGAATCCAGATTCTAATCCAACCTGTACGCGATGTTTAGTTTGTGACACTTCATCATAAAATGCCTCTGCCATATCTAAAGCTAATACTATAACTTGATCTACTTCAGCATCAGCAACGCCAACTGCAGTACCACCTGCTATAATACGACCTACAACAGCTGTATTAGCAGCAGTAGGACGAGCATAAGGTACAATTTGTGATGCAGCAACAACTAATCCAGATGCAACCATAGCAGTTAATGTTTGAATCAAATCAGCATCAACAGTTAACCTAATAGGTTGTCCATCATCTGTAAAACCAATTACAATAACATCACCAGCAGTTAATGCCAGTGCAGTAGTAAATGTAATAACGTTATTAGCAGCAGCTGGCACAATAGGTGTAACTGAGTTTGTGGGATCAAATACTACACAAAATGCAACCATCTCGCTAGCCATTTGAGTTTTTTGTGTATTAAAATCAAATACTATATGTTGTAGTAAATGGTCTCTACGTTGTGCATCAAGTGTATAAAGTGTTGAAGCAAAATAATCAGGAGTTGTAAAACGACCTTGCTTAAATGGAGTATTATTTCCATTATAAAGATCTATTCTCCAACCACGAAGTGCACCGTTTAAGATATATTCAGTTTCATCATTAATTGCAACTTCACCAATAGTACCTGCTTCTGCACCTACTATCCATGAACTATTTTGTTTAGTAGTAGCACCTCTACCAACAGCTCTAACTGTACAAGTTCCTGAAATTCTAGGAGATTGTTCTAGAGTTTTTTGGTATAATGGAGTTCTATCTCCAGCTGTATCTCTGTGTTGGATAAACTGAATATAAGGAATTCCAGTAGCACCTGTAGTAGTTACTCCTGCAGTAATAGCAGCAGCATCTAATGCTTCATGATTACCAGAACCAACAAATTCAGTAAATACACCAATTCCACCTATACCAACATTAATTGCATCTGTAACAAAGTTATATAAACGAAGGCCATCACCTAATTGAGCTACGCCTGGACGCAAAACTATAAAGTTTTCTACTTTTGATTTATTAATCATTTTTATTTATTATTAAAATTTATTTAAAAATTTTGAAAAGTTTATTTATTCTTATTATCTATTTGTACTGATGTTTGATAGCCAAACTGATCTTGTATTTCTTTAAAAGCATACAGTACAGCTTTGTCTACTATTTCATCATGAAAATTCTTGTGAATGTCACAATTTACTAAGGCTGATGTAGCCGGAGCAACTGTAACTTTATCATCAATATGTATATAAGTACCAAGGCATACTCTATCTGGTTGCTTAATATAATTCAGTTGAACTGATGTTATACTAAATTGGGGCACTCCTGCGTAGTTTGTTGTATCAAAATAGATACTATAAAGGTCAGCATTAGCTGTCGAAACAAGAGTACTTCTTCCAAAGTTAGCATGTACTCTACTCCAATCGAAATTAGGCTCATTAAACGTATTTTTTCTATCGTCTATTTGCCATTCTTTGTGGTCGATAGTTTTAGCACAATCATTTTTATCTATTATTATTCTAGCAGAAGTAAGAAATAAATAGGGATAAGTTAAATCCCTTAATCTTATTTCATATTTACCACTGCCAAGACTAACAGGAGTTAAAGCCGGTTGTACTGGGTCCTTGATATGTAAAGTCATTAGATTACTTATACGCTCTTGATTTGTTTCAAAACCTGCTTTCTTAGGTTGATCTCCTCCAAGAGGATAACCAAAACCATAACGTTCTTTTACCCAAGCTTGTATAGCTCTATTAAGATAAGCATCCTTCTCATTATCATAAAAGTCTGCTCTATCTTGAGATGCTACACGATCTAATCTTAAGTCAAATTCGTAATGCATTTCATCTATAAGCATAGTAATCTATATTTTAATTATTATTTAATACCTAGTTTTAGCACGATATTGAGATCTTAAAACCTCAACCTCTTCTTGATACTCTGGAGCAATTAAGAACTGACGAATGAATGCATCCTTAGATTTCCATTCCCATGATTCTCTTTTACCGCCGTCACTAGAAGGCTGCGACCAGAATAGTTTATTATTACGCATAGTCAATAATCCTGGAATAGACAAAAGATCAAAAAGTTCTACATGTCCTTCAAAGATTTCTCTAGTTGCAATATCTTTCCATAAATTATAGATACTCATAAACTCATCATATGTCTCATCACTACGAGTAACGAAGTCATTGATAGTAGAATAAGCATCAGCCTTAGCATCTCCTTTGATTTTAAGTTGTAATGCTTTACAGAAATCTGCAATAGTATTATCATTTAAAGACATAAGTTCTTCTAAGCGTGCCCCAAACTTATGGGTTTTACGAACAGATTCTGATTCTCTATTTGAACGCTCAGTCTCATCTACAATATAATGTGTAGCACGTGAATTATGGTGCAACTCATCAAAAGAATTAGCAACCATTTTATGTACTTTTAACATATAGTAGTTCATCTCTTGGATAGGGTTATTTAAATCTAAATAAGTAACTCCATCATTAAGTAAGATTCTAGATTCGGAACGTTGATAAAATGGTGTATCACCAGGTAATTTTGAAGCCAATGTATCAGATACTTGATTAGTATAATGCCCTCTAGGTTTATTATGCTTATATTCAAGTAACTCTTGACGTCGGATTCTTTTATTTCCTTTTAGCAACTCTTCCCAACCAGGACGATAAAAATCTAATTCTTTATAAGGATTATCTACGATTTCATTTAAACCAGTAAGTAATCCATTTCTACTCAAAGGAGCACAATATTCTACTACTGTACCTGGTAGACGAGTAAGATTTTTAGCATCTTTAGATTTTGTATGGTACCTCTTTGTACCATCTGCGTTCGTTGTATACTTAGGTGCTCCTCCAGCTACATTAAGAACTTCCATTTTAACCTTTACAGAGCATTTCTTAAAAGGACTTGGTTCGATCTTAACTATATTTGGACTAGTGCCAGTATTAATTATCTTTGGCATATTTCTTAATAAATTTTTTCGTTGTTAAATAAATGTATGAGGAGAATGATATCTCCTCATACTAGTTTTAAATTATTTAGTACAACACTTTAGTTAGTTAGTTGTTTTTTATGCTATGTTCAAGAAAATAGCACCGCATCTAGAAACATCAGCAATCATAAGACCTGCAGATTTTTCTTTAATAAGTGAATATCCTGAGATACCACCTGCTAATCCATATCCACCATCAGTAATAGGTAGTCCTGATTTAGGATCCCACTTACCTTTATGTGAAATGTCATAGTCACAATATTGTTCCTTAACCATTGAAATGTTAGGGTCACTTAATCCTGTACCTTGTTGCTTAGTAGTTCCAAAGTCTAAGATATCTGCTCTCCATGAATCAATAGTATAATTAGGGAATACTGGGTGCATTCTTGGTTGGAAGTAACGGTTATCATAACTTGGGTTAATCATAACTTGTACCTCCACGATGAATCCTTTGTATGAAGCAAAGTAAGCACCGTAATCCATGTGATGATAATCTGAACCTTTACGAATAAAGTGAGTATCTAATGTTAGGAATGTAGCTGAATCAGCTTTTACCATTGCATCAAACATCTCAGCAAATTTAATTCCGCAAGATAAAACAATCTTAGCATCACCTCTATTTCTTTTATCTTTCAATATAGCAGTAAACCAATCATTCAATTGTGAAAGAGTTAGGTTACCATTATGTTGTAGTACATTACCAGCTTCTAGTTGCTCACGCAATCCTGAACCTGTAGTAACTGTAAAGCCTTCTCTTGACTTAATGTAAGATGAAGCACGTCCTAAGACTAGTGCATCTTCTACGTCAGAGAAAATACGATTATGCATTTCTGCTTCAGCCATTGATAAGAAGTTAGTCCATTTAACTGGATTACCTTTTTCATCTTGTGACATAAAAGGAATACGTAGTTGATTAACATACTTACCGTAGTATTCATCTCCATATTTGCCTTCGTCTGCACAGTTTTTAGCTTTACGAGCTGCACGGTCAGATAATTCAAACTTAACAGCAAATTGACCTAGTTGACCTTCAGATTCGAAGATAGTTGCAAATTGAAATCCACCATAATCTTGGTTAGATTCAGAAGCAACAGCACTAGATACTTTGCAAAATTCCATATTCTCTTGAATTAATTCAGGAGGGAAGAATTCAGCTGGATTATCAGTTACTAATTGTACTGTATATATATATTCATTTACGCCAAGTTCTAATGGCTCTTCATCCATTACACGTAGACGATATGCATTGTCCTCTCCTTGAATGATATCAGGAAGTTGGAACCATGGTTTGTCTAATACAATTTGAAATGGTTGTTGGTTAAGACCTGGTCTTGGGTCAGTATTGATTGTTTGAGTTACACGTAGTTTTTGGTACATGTCTCCAGATAACCTCCAGCGATATATATGGTTCGTTAACATTTTAACGTTACCTTTAGCTTCAGTCATACCAATCATTGGCTTATCGTGATACATATCAGTAGCAGAGAATACTCTAGCATATCCCATATTAATATTATGGGGCTGATCGATACCAAAAGCCGCGTGCAAGTGCTCAGACAATACTTCTCCACGTACTCCTAAACCAGGAGTTATACGAGTTGGTTTACGTCCAAATGATACTTGCGAATTAAAAAAGTTAGTGTTGCCTTGATGACTCATTATTTAGTTGTTTTTAAAAATTTGTTTACTTAATTATTTATGAACTGCTTTTATATTTACATAAACCAGTTCCTATTTACATCTGTTACTCTAGGTTGTTTTACATTTCCTTTTTGTTGAGGATCAACATTACCCATTGTAGTTCTAGACATATTACTCTTATTTTGTAACCTTTGTACTATTTTATTTAAAGTAGATTGAGGTATTTCCTCAGTATTTGCTTCTCCAAACGTACTAGTCTCTAAATTAAATTTTGAAATAAAATCTAAAAACACTTGAAAAAGCACAGGGTTATTAAAAATAATTTCCTGTTTATATTGCCATAAAGGCATTTCTTGTCCATTTTCTAATGTAACAAAAGAAGCTTCTCTTCTTACTGTTGCTTTTTTACCTTCGGACCATTTACGTTTATTAAGACTATCAATAAATACATGATTCCAATTATTAAGATCTTGCTGAAGTTGTAAATCAGCTTGCTCTTGTTGTTGCATTAATGCTAAAGTTTTTTGTTCTTCTAAACTAGCTTTATGTTGTGCTATTTGAACAAAGTGAGCTTTAGCGATTTCTGCTTCACGTCTGAGTGTTAAATTCTCTGCTAACCTTTCAATTTGAGCAGGTACATTTTCTATAATCTTTCTATCTCTATTATCACTTGGATCTAATCCATCTGTATGATATAATTTTACAATAGCTCTTTGTGCTCTTTCTGAAGAAATATTGTAAGTAGCAAAATCAAATTCTTCCTTTAGTATATTTTGCATTTTAGGAAGATCTGTAAAATTTTTACCATAGTAACCATAATCAAATAATTGTAACATTAATGGATCATGTGCTACTTGATTTCTAACAAAGTCAAGGGCTTCATTCCTTTGTGCTGCTAGTGTATCATTCTTATACATTGCTAATGTATCTAAATCTAATCTACTATAATCTACATTCTCTGGTAAACGAATCATATCGAATTCCTCGAGGATATTAAATGCCAAAAGATAAGGATCTTCTCTATTTATTTGATTGCTATCTTCACGTTCTTGTTGCATATCATGCGGTAATCGTGGAGATTGCTGATTCAAATTCTGTTGTGGAGTTTTTGTACCACTATCTTGGAAGTCAGGATCTAATGCTGATGGTTGTACTTCAAGAGTTTTCTTATGTGCATCTTCCCAATGGTCTCTTTCTGGTTCTCTAGGTTGACGTACAGCAGGAGTACTTCGTGGTTGTGATTGTACATGTTGTGGCGTATTTACTTGTAGGCCTCCTCCTGTATTCATTGTTGGAGTAGACGTAGGAAGATTTTGTGCAGCTGCTTCCATAGCTTTATTTTCATTAGCAATAATGCTATCCACATCAAAGTTATCACCCCAAGAATTACTTGCTATTTGACTTAAGTCTGGTTTGTTTGCCATTTTTTAATTTTTTAAATATTATGTATTGCCTTCTCAATAGACAAGATGCTTTTAGCTACAGATACTGCGTTAACTAGTGAATCTATTAATACTCCAGTTGGGTCATAAATAGTATAATCATCTAGTCCATAGAATTCATTAGTGATTACATTATAACCTAGTTCATTATCTCTTATTTTAGGATATATTTCCTCCATATTTATATCAGAGTTTTTACACAACTGCTCGAATGGTTCTAATAAACTATTAACTAGAATACTATATCCTTCTCCAAGATGAGACTTTCTAAGTTCCTCAGCAGTTTTAATAAATGTATATCCACCACCAATACTGATACCTCTATCAATAGCAGCTTTAACAGCTTCTGCTGCATCGTCTATTCTATCTTTTTTCTCATTCATCTCTACTTCAGTTGGGGCACCTACATATATTACAGCTACACCTCCTGCTAATGTTGCTAGACGTCTTTTATAGTAGACTTTATCGTTTTCACTTATGTCTTCTTCTGCAAGTCTAGTTTTCGTTATTTCTATAAGTTGATCTACAATAGGAGTTTCAGCAAACCCTCCTAAAATAGAAGTATAATCTTCATCTACTATAACTTCTTCTGCAAATCCAATTTGACCTGGTTCCTCAGCAGTACTTCTACTAGCACTAGTTAATGCAGCTATATCATTCATAATTTCTGTCTTACGATCTCCAAAACCATCATGTTCTGTTATCATAATATTAAATTGTTCTGGATGCATAATCTTATTGTTAATTAAAGTCTGCAATACTACAGGCTCTATGTCATTAACTATAAATAGTATAGGATTATTCTTAACTAACCTACCATGTTCATCTCCATTAACTATACTAATATATGGTTGTAAATCAGATATACTTCTAATAGTGTCATCAAATAATACTATGTATACTTTACTAGCTTTCCATTCCATTCTAACATGATCAGATAAAAATTGTGGAGCATAGAACCCTTTATTATATTTTATGCCTTTAACCTTATCAATTCTATTCTTTGTTTTATGAGACGACTTAACTTCAATATGTCCATACACTCCTATATCTTGTATAATGTCATATATAAAATTACCTATCTCTGTATTACTAGCTGATACAGTTGCAATATGCAATAGCTTTTCAAAGTTAGCTTCTATATTTAATGAGTGCTTTTTAATATACGTTATAGCCATGTCTTTAGCTGCATCTATTTCTTTAGATAACTCATAAAAACTCTTACCTTTTGCCATAACTTTAAACCCCTCATTAATAATATATTGTGCTAAAATCAATGTAGTTGTTGTACCATCTCCACTAGACTTAACTGTTTTCTCTGCTGCCTCTCTAACTATCTCAATAGCCATTCTTTCAATTGGATCATCAGAAGTTACCTGATTAGCTGCTGTTACACCATCTTTAGTAATTCTAGGTCTTTGTGTTCGTCTATCATTAAACAGAACATTTTTTCCCTTAGCTCCTAATGTTACTTTAACAGTATCTGCTAACTTATTAACTCCTTTAATAATCTTTTCCTTAACAGTCATCTTCATAGCTTCTTCTTTATATACTGTAAAATAAGCTTCCTCTTTATCTTGAAGTGTACTATTTAATTTTTTTGCAGATTTATAAAAAGGATGTGGAGGCATTCCATTATCTTTAAGTACATTATCTAATTCTTCTTTACTTTTCATTTCTTTTTAATTTAACTAAGTATCAATTAAGATACTTAGTTTAAGTGTGTAATGTCTACTTCTTGGTAGACTTATCTTTTGCTGCTTTTGCTTTTATTTTTTCTAGTTTCTCTTTATTTTTAGCTTCAATCTTTTTTAAGTTAATAGCTTGTTGTTGATTACCTGTTTCTTGACGTTCTTTTGCAGATAGCTCACTATCTCTTTGAGCTATACGTGCATCTTCTTGTGAAAGTTTATGACGTTCAATATTAAGTTTTTCTTGATCATTGAATACTTGATTTCTAAATTGTTCAATTTCAAGAACATCTGGCATACCATCTCTATCCCTATCTTTTTCAGGATCCCAAGCCATAGAATTAATTTGTGCTTTAAGAACATCGAATTCGCCTTTAAGATTAATTTCATCCATACGTTGTTTTCTATCAGCTTCAATTTGCTCTTGTTGTTGTTTTTGCATTTCTTGCTCATGTTGTTGTTGAGCTTCTTGAGCTTCTTGTTCTCTTTTCTCAATTCCTTTTTCAATACCTTTAAGTTCTTCTTTAAATTCTGCTAAGTTATCAGTATCTAACATAGTTAAAAGAGTAGAAAAATTAATCTTATCATTTTGTATAAGTGCTTGCATAAACCCTTTAGCTTCTTGTAATGTTTGATGAGATCTAGTATTATTTCCTATACGTATAGAATACTCATCTTCTAAGGAGATTAAATCTAAATCAATTAATGCTATTTCATCATCAGATAATATTTGACGTACAAACCCTGTTTGCCCATCCATCGTTTTAACAGCTGTCTCACATAACGATTGTAATACACTTTGCCATAACATCTCATGACCTGCAAATATACTATTCGTAATATTCATAGATTGTGCCATGTCTCGTTGATTATCTGTAACATTAGTACTAGCTCCCGTTTGTGCTAAACGTTGATCTGATACCCCTGCAGATACTTTCATTTGTTGTTCTACAAATTCTAATAAATTAGTATAGTGTGTAAGTTGCTGTGAATTCGATAAGTCTAACCTTTCTGCAGGTTTAGTACTATAAGCTACATTAGTGCCTTGTGTATGTGCCAATGGATTATAAGGTAATACCCCATGATCTATACCTATTTGAAGGGCTCTTTCATAACCTACTCCTTTATCCATCATAAGGATATTAAGTAGTTGTATAACTCCTTTATCTTGTGTAATAAGTTTTAACCATTTAGACATAATTATATAGTATAGTTTCTGCCATGGTTTAATTCTATCCATTACACAAACACTAAATGCGTTTCTATTGCCATATATAAAACCATGAATAGGTAACTTAGTTTTATAAGGGTTTAACATAGATTGATAAGCGTTCTCATGATCTGTAGTAGATGTCCATTCCCATTTAGATTTACTTTTAGAAAACATATGTGGTTTATAATTAACTTTCTTTGCTCTATCTGGAATAGCATACTCTTCATCTACAAAAGTAGTAGCTTCTTTTCCATACTCATTTATATAAGTTAATTTTCCTATTCTCCTTTGAGATTTCCAATACATAGTGTACACTACACAATAGCTTTCATAGTTATGTTTAGATTTATCTGAAGCATAAAGTCCATCTGATAATACATTAGTAGAACCATAAGAGGGAATAGTAGATAATGGATGTTGATAAGTATATTCATACTTTTTAATATTATCCCAATGTGAAGGAGATTCACCATTCTTTGAATGAAACTTAGCATCTGTCCCAAAGACTTTGCTATTATATTGTTTCAGTCTATCTATATCTTTTTTATTAAGATTTTCTCCATACTTATCTAATACATCAGTAACTGTAAGTTCTTCTTTGTACCCTACATAATCTGAATCTTGTATAAAAGGAGTATCTGCAGATTTATGGAAAAATAGATTAAGTGCATTAATTTGTTTAACATAAGGTACATTAGTAGTTTCATCTACACAAACTTCTACAGCTTCCACTCCTGCAATTAATGCGTCTTCAAACGTTTCATTTTTAAGCCATTTCAAATTCTGGTTAACAGCCATTGACTTTAATAGCTTATGAATTGTTTTTTCTTTTTTTGACTTATAATTTATATATTTACTTTCGATTTTTTCAGGATCAAGTAATTCAGCTTCTTTTCTATTAAATTCCTCTTGGGCTTGTTGTGTTACTTTTTCAACTTCTTCTGGCGGTGCTCCTTGAGTTTGTTCTTGAATCATTGCTTCTCCAATAGCTTGTTGGCGTTCTATTTCATTTGCTAACATACTATCCATATAGTTACGATAATCACGTTCCTTAGCTCTAAGCATCTCATTAGTTGCTTTAGGTGATAAGTTAATTACTCCAAAGGACCAAGGCATTTTAGATTCTTCCCCTTTAAGCACCTCTATAATAGTATGAGTCTTATTGAATGGTTCTACAAACTTTTTACCTTCCCCTTTTTCTAAACCTAGTGTATCGCAATATTCTCTATATTCTTCTTGTTCTATCTGATTATTCTTTAACCTATAGTTCTGCCATATACGATACCAGTCATTGCCGAATTCATCCACCCTAGATGCTATTGCATCTACTTGATTTGTTCTCCACGATTTATTTTTCTTGCTTGTAGCAAGTCTCTGTGGTTCAAATGCTATCATTGTATTATACTTTTAAATGATTAAATATCATGATCCCATGATATATTAAATATCATGTTCTTTCCATGATACATTATTTCTAGTGCTTCCATTACTTCTTTGACGTTCTTTATATACTGATTTCTCTTTAGACGAGCCATAGTTTCTTATAACCAAACCTTCCCAAAAATTCGAAACAGATCCTGGCCCTTCCATGTTCTTATTATATTCTAAGAAGTCTTCATTCCAATGCTCATTAATTTGTATAATTGCACCCATCATTGCCATAACCGTATCAAAGTTACCTGTTCTATTATATGCAATAAGCTCTTCTATAAGAGCTCTATCTTCTAGTAGATCTAAATTCCTAACTCCTTGAAGTTCAATAACCTCATCATTAGCATCAACTACTTTCTTATTACTTTGTCTAGTTAATAGCCATTCTAATACTAAATCTTCACCAATTTGTTTATGTCGTGAAGAGCCCATCGAATGTCCGTACTCTCGTAATAATGTCTTAGAATTTGGTAAATACTTCGATATAGTCATCTCTGGTTTAGACATCAATCTAGTAAGTTGTTTCTTTCTTATAAAGTATTGTAATATACCACCATCTCTATCATTTTCAAATGTAATCTTAGCATTATAATATTTGCTTAGTTTTAATAGTAATTCATGTACATGTTGTTGAGGTCGATCCTTAGCTCTACCACGATACGTACAAACAACTTTCTCTGCTCCGAAGTCATGTACAAACTTTGGAGTCTTCATAACTATAATCGAAGTCAATGATTTACCTCCTGAAGTGTTCTGTCCAATAGGGTCAACACTTATAATATATGCTCCTTCTGGTACTCTACCAGATATCTTCATAGGAGCTTCGTATCTTAATAAACAACCTTCTCTATCTAAATTAGAGACTACTCGTTTATCTATAGGTTGTAATTTATTATCTAAGTCTACTTTAAAATATACATGTCCTCCTTGTTCTATTAACTCTCCTTTAACCCTTAACCCTTCGTAACCATGTCTAGACAAACGAATAGCTGAATCTCTAGCAAAAAGATCAGCTACTGGGAATATATTACCTTCAGGTGTTAAGAAAGCTTCACTAGGAGTTTTACAATACTGAGTTAAGTATTTATCATATTGATTCTTATCACCATTCTCTTGTTTAATACGACGTTCTTTATTAATATACATCTCTGCAACCCAAAACGTAGCATTGCCATTCTTATCAAGTGCTTCATAAGTAACATCTTCTATTACTATCTCAGCCCCAAAACAAGCCCACATCTCTGAAACAAACCATCCTGCTTGTTGGTCACTTACAGTATACTCATATGTGTTTTTAAAAGAAGCTAATTCAGCTGAGTCTGGTGAAGTAAATAATTCACTAAATCCATAAGAATGCCCTTTCTCGCCATTATCTTTTACCATCGATCCACCAGTACCAAAAATAATTGCGAGGCCCTTTATGATAGCACCTGGCTTTAATACTGGCCTAGTAAACTCCCAAGCATCTTTAAGTCGTTCAGTTTTACCTGCCTCTTCAAAATATACTCTATCTGCACCTTGTCCTGCAGCTTTATCCGGTCTATTAGATAATGATACTGTAGATATTGTAGATAGTCTTCCACGTTTAGATGATGAATTCTTTGTACTCTGCAATCCAAATGTAAATGCTCCTGAGTCTTCTGTCATTGACATAGGTACATGCTTCCATCCACCATTAGTTCTTGGGTTACCTGGGTTCTTTCTACCGAATGGAGTATACTTTGTTAGCCAATCAACAATAACTATTGCCTTCTTAAAACACAAAGCAGCATCTCGACCAGTATCGGATGCTATCAGTACATTAGGTGGTGAAGAATATTTACTCTTCGGAAAAGCAGTAATCCAAACTGCACCAGATGCAGCTTTAAATGAGAATCCTTTACGGCGAGACTTAGCTACTACGATACCTACTTTCTTATAACTTTGAGGTAACCCATAATTGCCTGGGCGTTCCCTTGCATCTATCTCTTTAAAAAAGTAATAGTCCATTGCTAGGAAATCTGGGAAGTCTCTAACTCCTACTTCTTCCTTTTGCTCATTTCTTTGCATCTTATCGATTACACAATAGTTTAGAAAGAAATAAAATTCTCCACTAATTCTAACTCCACAAGGTTCCCCATCTATAATAGGTTCATAACCATTGATAATTCTTGTGAGTTCTTGTTTCCAAAAGTTTTTGTATGCTAAGGTTCCTTCGATGTATGGAGTATACGATGGTTTCATATTAGTACCTAGAGTTGCTTTCTTTGCAACATTAAATGCTATTGCAGCTGGAGCAAATATAGAACAGTCTTTAAAATATAAATAGTCCCAACAAGTATTAGCAACTGGATCTTTTAAGGATAACCTACTTATATCGCCATAAACCTTTTTAAAGCTAACTTCGTTAACTTCATCTGGAATAGCCCTTTTAATGTCATCATCTGTTACTAAATTAAATACTTTAGGATTAACCCATAACTTTTCTTTGGGTAAATGTAAAGTATTATTATTCGTTTTGGCTTTGCTCATATTCTATTTCGTCCATTAGCTTATCATATAGAAATTCTCCTATTATGTTAGCAGTACTTTCTCCTTTATATATAGCAGTAGTTACTTTCTTTCTAAGACTAATAGTAGTTTCTATAGTTTTTTCCAATTGTGGTATAATTTTAATTAATGCAGTAGACATTTTTAGTTGCTTCTCTTGCATTTCCATTTTCATAGTTAACAAATCTACTTTACGATCGATATTGTCTGCTCGTTTTATTTCTATATCTATTTCTGTAATAACTCTTTCTAGTTGTGCAGTATCTTGCCTAACCCTAGACAGGTCATCTGCTATGGCATCACAAGACGCAACAGAAGCATCGAGTGCCCTTTTCTCTGCAGTCGTATCTAATGCCTTATATTTATCATATGCAGCTATAAGTTTCTTATTAGGCTTCCATCTTTTCTTTCCTATGAAGTCTCTTATGATTTCTGCTTCTTTATCTTTTCTATCATAATAAGGCGAATCATACTCCCACATATGATATATGTATGCTAACCCTTTAGCATACTCTATCTTAGCAGTAGTCTTATCCATATCCCATAATTTAGCAAACTCTGGTAAATTAATACCTATAGGATTTAAATACGGCTGATCATGTCGCATTGTAAATAACTTATCCTTCAGCTTCATCGTTATTTGTTTCTATATGTTCCGTTATTTCTTTAAGTAGCTCTCGCAGTTCCCATGGTGGTAACATATCTATATCCTTATAATCATTAGAAACTTCTATTGCTGCTAAGTCTATATTCGGAACTTCTAATTGATGTTCTTCTTTATACTTTTCCCAATCTTCTTTATTTAACATTTCTCCCCACCTTCCCTTAGAATCTTCCTTCTTTGGTGCATAAAACATTTGAGGAGTAGCACATCCGCATTCTGTACATGACCCTGCATTTAAGCATTCTAAGCAACTAACTGCTCTACATACAGCTTGTTCCTTTATATATGAAGCAAGTCTTACAAAGGAAGATATGTTCTTTAAATAGTTCATATTTCCTTCAATAAAATTCCTAACATCCTTAGAAGTGACTTTATTCTTATTACTCATAATATATAATTTTTAATTAAAAAAAGTCGATATATTACATACCGACTTCTAATAACTAACTAAAGTATGTGTACTAACTATTATTTCTTATTAAATTTTTCTTTTACTTTATCCCACCATCCTTGGAATTCTCCGAGTATATATACGAATAGTCCAACATAGATAGTATTGATTATATTGAATGTCCATACACTTGCAATATCAGTAGAAACTATCTTAACTAAGCTACCAAATCCAAATGCTGAAGATGTTAAAATAACTCCTAATAGTATCATAGTAGTAACGTATACAGTAAAATATGTTTTAGTACTATATTCCTTAAAAGATTCTAACCAATGCTTCATTACCTTTATTGGATTCTTAGTTGCAACTTTATTTTTAAGATCAACGACTTTACAAATGAGACTACAATTTTCAGCAGCAGCTTCTGCAAGTAACTGGTTTCTATTTTTTAGTATACTTTCTTGTCGTTTATGTAACTTAGTAGCTTTGGTCTTAGCTGTTTTAGCTTCTTTAGCTTTTTGTTTAGCTTTTCCAACTAGAGTCGCTTGAGCTTCTAGTGTCTTACTAAGAGTCATTACTTCTGTCTCTAATACTTCTACCTTTTGTTTAAGTTCTAACTTAGTTATTCTTGCCATTTTTTATTTATTTGATTTTGTTACTTCTCCTTCTACATTTTTAAATTCATTTTTATCTGATGCGGGCTTACCTGTAAATGTAAGATAAGTACTAAACTTAGCAATCATATCAAAACATAAATCTACTAACTCGTTTTTATTTGTATCTTGTTTTAAATTGTAATCCATGTTTGTTCCATCAAATAACTCTACTTCTCCATCTTCTATAACTTCTGCCATTCTCCACATCATAGTTATTTGTACATGTACGTTTTGTTCTATTGGTAATCCTGTGTATTCTTCTACAACTAACTTAACTATATCATATACTGACATGTTTGAGTAGTCATCATGATTGTTATGATCCATACAAATATATTTAAAAATAAGGCTAACTTCACTTCAATATTACAACACTGACTTAACAATGAGAGCAGCTGCTATTCCTACTAATATAGTGCCTCCAATTGTAAATAAAACAGTGTTTCTACTTTTGATTCTTTTATTTTTCTCTTTTAACTTATTATAGTCAAATTGTAGTTCTTTATTAATACTCTCCTGTAAGCTAAATTGCTCTCTAAGTATCTCTTGCGCCCTCTTAGCACCTTCAAGTCTTCTTTGTTCTACTTTTAATATAGACTGCGTTAAGTTTAATGCTTGTCTACATAATGTAAGGCCTATACCTAATGAATCTAAGTTACCTTCACAAGCATCTAATTCCATAAGTAAGTACTGTTGTTTTTCGAATGTTATAATAATTTTCTTATCATCTGCTTCTGAGTAGAAGATTCCAGGTACGCCATTAAGCTCTATTCTAAATGGTGGAAAACTATCCACCGAAATGTTTCCTACGCAAACTGTCGAGATAAGTAGGACTAACGTTAATGTGCTTAATAGTTTGACTAAGTAAGATTTCATTTTCTCGTTTTAAGGTTATTCTTTTATATTCTAGATTTTTTATTTCTTTTATCTTAGTTTCTAATAGTACAGCTTTTACAGCTGCTTTAGCTTCTAAAGTGTCTATTAGTTTACTATTGCTCTCCATAATCTCAAGTGCTTGACCTAATGACACATTCAACTCATCTATTTTAGCTTGATACTCTCTTGCATCTATTTCGCAATCAGGCTGAACAAAAAACCTTTTTTCTATTTGAGTCCATAATATTAAACTAAATACTGCTATAAATATTATTGCACCCACTAACTTAAGTATAGACTTATTTACCATAATTCTTATTAACGTTTTGTATTGATGTAAATATACTTTTAGATATAAGATCTTGAAATGTAGAAGACCATATAAGATCATAATCCTCTTTCTTATCCATAAAGCCACATTCTAATAAAATGAATGGACATTTAGATTTACTAATAATTGTAAACTTAGCTTCCTTATCTTCACTAAGATTACCTGAACCTCTACCAAGTCTAGCTCTCAACGGAATAGTATCCTTAAATACATCAATAAACTCTTTAGCTATATAATCAGACTTAGTTTCACCAGGACTAGTAAAGATTTCCCAACCTGTACCCCCACCTGCATTAAAGTGAACTGATATCCCGTATACATTCTTATTAGTCTCATATATCTTATTTGCACGTCTTACCCGTTCTGATAATGATATATCTTCTAACTCTGGAGATATATGGTAATACGGCAATCTAGCATAGTCCATACGCTTAATACAGTTCTGTACTATCCATCGATTAGCTACTCCCTCATATAATACTCCTTTATCCCAATTAGGACTTCTCTTGCCTTTTGTTTGATACTTGCCATCGATTGTTGAGCCATGGCCATTATCCCATATTACTGATAGTTTCTTACTCATTTGCCTCATTACACTTTTTAATTAATTCTTCTCTTTCTTTATCACTCATTAAGTAACCATAGTCTTCTAGTGCTTCTTCTAAAGTTAACTTCTTAGTGTATATCCACCCTTTATCTAAACCATGCTCTTTATTCCATAAAGCTATTTGATCTTCTCTAAATAATATCGGTGGAACTAATTCTATATCATTTTTCTTTTTCATCTTTCTTATATATTTTTAATAGCTCTTTAAGGAGTTCAAATTGATGACTATTAACTAATCTTATTAAATTCTCTCTTTCAATATCTTCTATATCATCTAAAAGATTTATTACGGCCATGAAAACTTTTCTATCTTTCTCATACCAAATGTCCTCAAACCATTCTATTAGTTCAGTTTTACTTATTTTACCAGTGTATTTAGTTACATTACCTAACTGATTTCTAATCCCTGGATTACTCTTCTTTACCATCTGTTTTTCTATTATTACTAGGTGTTGCTATTATATGTATTTCTGTTCTAAAAGAACCAAAGTATTCATTTTTATATATCTTTACAATATCATATTTGATACTGTCGATATAAACTTCATCTTTTTGTAAATCTACTTTTAGGATGTCTTTAGGGTGTTGTTTTAACACAAATCTTATTTCTCCAGTTTCTTCTAGCATATAAGATCTAATACTATCAAATCTTGGTATTTCCTTACTTATCTTCATCCTCTTCTTTTTTATGATTCTCCTTTTTATGATTCTCATATTCAACTCCTATATAGCAACCTGCCATTGAACCAATAACATAACCTATAGCAATTATAATGTTTCCTTCTAATATAGCACCAATACCTATTGCTGTACTTACTAACCATATAAAAGTCATAAACCCTCCAAGTAATGCAGCATCTAATGCGTTACCTTCTACTATCTTAGTAATATTTATTGTTTTAAGAGCCATGTATACTAACTCAAAAACAGTTACTAATAGGAACTTAAATAATAACATCATGCTTTAGGTTGTTTATTAGGATATTGAATATCGATTTTTTGAATAGCCCAATAAGGAGAACCTCTTTTAATTAATTGTATATTTTTAAAACCATTTTCTGGAGTAATAACTGATTGATCAGCAGTAATAGCACCATTATGTTTATTACCATAATTACCTGTTACTTTACCAGATGCAGGATCTTGATCTCCCCATCCTTTTCCTTTATAAGTAGCATTTGGTTTAATAGGTTCTACTACATATGTTTTACCTGTACGAAATGAATGTACATAATGTGTTCCATTTTTACCTACTTGTTTTCTCCAAGGCATAATTAATTATTTTTCGTTAGTATTTAATACTTCTCGTTGTTTTCTATCCATAATTCTTTTAGCTAGCCATAACTGAGCTTCTTCTAGCTTAGTAATAGCTATTGAGGTTTCTCTACTCGGTAGTTCTTGACTCTTTGCTTTTAAGTCAAATATCAACATATTAAGTAAACATTGAGTAGTAGTACCTGATTGACCAATAACAGTTTGTTTAACATCCATTGCAGCTACATAAAAACCTGGAATGTCATCCCCTGTTAATGGAGTATTACTATCAAGTACTTTATCCTCTTCAGTTAATATTCCAGTGCTATTTAAATTGATACCTGCATTCTTTTCGCCATCAAATATCTGTAACTGAAAAATAACTTCGCTTTCTGGGTCACCTTCTGTTTCTAAAACCTTAGCTTCTATTTTCTTTAATTCTGGATGATCTAATGGAAAGAACTGCTCTGTACCATCAGGGTCTTTATATTTCCATATAGGTCCTTTCCCTATGTCAGTTAGTTCTAAAATAGCCATTGCTTGCTTTGCCTTAGTACTCCTAACAAAATCTATTCTTATGTTAGTATCTTCTGCTACTAGCTCCTTATCTTCTACTATCTTAAATGTAGGCAAACTATATGAAGCGCCTTCTTTAACTACTGTAAATGATCCATTAGGATTTGCAGACCCTTTATTCTCATTTACTACCTTTCTTTCTAATATCTTTTCCATTGGTTTCTTCATTATTTATTTCTGTGAAATACATTAAAAACATTAAGTTTGATGCAGCATGTGCTAAGTGACTTCGTCCAGATTCGTCGAAACGTTCCCCTTTCTTATAAGCCACTATATGTCTCATCATTGCTGCAAAGTATCTATTTTTTGCATTTGGAACTCTTTTCCAGTTATCATCACCATATGTGGTAGCACCATCTGTTAATACTTGTACTATTAACTCTATTGCTTCGAATGGCAATAAGTCCCATCTAAGCTTACCTTGATCGTCTTTACGTCCACATACTTCTAGTGATCCAAATGAACTACCATAGTAGGGATGATTAGTTATACCTGGAATGAAGTGTGCAGCAAAATCAAAACCAAAGTCAGGGTTAGAGTCAGGCTCGAACCTACACCCATTTATAAGGCTTTTAATGTAAGCTTCCCAATTAGCATCTCTTTCATTCCTATTATCTCTATTATTCTTGTCATCTTTGTTATCTCCTTGTTTTCCCATTATATCTTCTCTTTAGCTTTCTCTTTACGTTTAGGATCCCTTAGAATCCCAATTTGTTTAAGAATTGTTTTAAGTTCATTGAAGTCTAGTAATTGACCAGTAAATAGTCTTTCTACACTTCCAGTCACTGTTTCAAATATATCTACTCTTAAGTTCTTTGGATAGAAGAG